ATCCCCAAAAACTTTTCGATCAGTAAATCTTAATCTTTTTATCATTTCAATCCTCCTTTACAGATCTCTAATAGTAATTCTGTAAGCTTTTCGCGCACCTTTTCCTTCTTCAAGTGTCTCAAGTTCTTCTTTTTGCGCTTCCAAAGCTGCTATTGCATCTCTAATCTCTTCTAAATCAGCCCTTTCAAGCTCTCGTGTGCCAATTTTATATCTTTGTCCACTTAAAACGGCTAATTCCGCTTCATAATAAGCATTTAGCCGCTCAATCGTCCTTCTTAACCTTTCCGAAGCCATAAAACCACCAACTTTTTATATTTGTATGCCTCTTTTCACCACTCCCCGGCGTCTTGGAAGTGTTTTGGGCTGTGCTTTTTGCTCTGCTTCTTCAGAAATTTTGATGCTTTTTAATCTTTTTTCTAATACATCAAAATTCGGTTTTAGGATATACAAGGCTGCTTGCGCATAATTTCTAACATCTAAAGGCTCATTTCTTCCGGATGAATTTATCTTCTCCCAAACCATTTGGACACCTTTTTTAGTTCTTTTCACAACCAATTTTTCAGAAATAAGCCCTTTAAAATAAGTTCTTGTATATCCTTTTGTTTCATCTGATGGGAAATGACAATATCCTTCGCCATCTTCAGGTTTTTTTACCTTCAATCGGCTCATTATACTTGACTTCCCTGAATCAACGCCTAATATAAAAACCGCAGCATTTTCTTTTTTGCTGCGGTATAAACGATGTATAAGTGGAATTCCTGGTCCACCTTGACCTTTTACGGCAAATATTCTTCTGTTTTCATGTTTTTTGCAAAACTGATATACTTCTGTCGTATAATGCCCACCTGAATCCACACATGTACATGCCACTTTGAGTCCAACTCCATTTTTAAACTTGAAAACAGTGTCTAATTTGTCGTATAAGTCATTCCAGGTTTTCGATTGTTCGGGACTTCCCATTATCACTCCATATTCAATGCCCCAACTTTGTTCCTCCTTTCCCCATCCTACGATTTCGTATTCAAGTCTGTCATCTTGCACGTCAACTCCAGCTGTCAGAATCAGCACACCGTCCGGAAGGTCTGCCTCATAAACTTCCCTTCTGCTTAAGAGCTCATCTTCGTTTTCAATTTCACCTTTTTCCTTATAAGGAAGCCCTAATCGTGTATTCACAAATACTTTAAGTTTATCTGAATTATTTTTTGATTTCTCATATTCTGCAATAATATCTTCCCAGCGAACTAATGGTGCAACAAATACATTCAAATGAAAACTGCGAGTTTTTTCTGCATTTGGATTATTTGCTATCCATTGTCCCTTTGTTGATTTCCAGGTAAATTCGTCAAACTTCTCTAGACATGCAGGGCACATAAATGTAACATTTTTTATAAAATGGTTCCCAAATTTGTCGACGGTATGTTGATACTCCATACCGTCGAGATTTATATAAACAAATTCCCCACAATGTGGACATTCTTTTTTCCATACTTCCTGAGTACCTTGTAAATACTCCTTGTAAATTCTGCTTGTTTCCTCGTATAAAGGAGTACTTACAAATAAAAATTTTCTATTCCAGTAGTTTGTAGTTCTTTTTTCTGCGAGGTCAATCGGATCTCCTTCATCTCCGGAACTACTTTCAAAACCATCTACCTCATCTGCTATAACAACCCTTATAGGTTTTGATGCCAATTTTCTTGGTACATTTGCGCCTACTAGTGTTAACATACCACCGGGAAAGATTTTTGTAAGTATCGTATTATTACTGTCCCTGCTTTTTTCTTCCGAAACTTTTTCAGCTAAGCATTTCGTTTCTCTGATCAGTGGCGCAATACGTCTTTTTGAATAGTCCTTTGCTAAATCCTCCGTTGGCTCAATAAAAAGAATAGGGCAAGGGTCAACATCAATCAAATATCCTATTATGTTGTTTACAATAACGTTTTTTCCTATTTGGGAGCTGGTCATGCACACGATTTTTTCTACTTTTGGGTCATTAAAAGCATTCATTATCTCTTTTTGATAGGGGTAACTACGTGTACTATACTTGCCGGGTATAGAAGAATCTGTAATTATAATATTTTCTTCCGCCCAATCACTCACGGATATTTCTTTAGGAGGAGCTGCTAATTTAACTATTTTTTTAAACAAGTTAATTGTTTTCTTTTCCATTAGCTCTCATCCTCTTTTTGAGTAAACATTTCAGGGTCATATTCTGACAATTCTTTCAGGCCTTCTTTTATTTCCCTTGTAATTTCATCAATTACCTCGCCAATTTCCTTCTTTCCTAATATTCTAGGTGCTACTTGTGAAGGTATTCCGAGCATTCTGTTTCTAAAAGTCACTATCATATTTGTCATTACTCTCTCAACATCTTTAGTATCATGTAACCTATTCTTTAATTTATCGAGTCTCAGCTGGGCTATTTCTTTTTTGATTTGTTCGTGTTTTGCGCGTTCTATATCGAAAGATAGTCCATTTTCAATGCCATAAGCCTTTTTTATATAGCTTTCAATAGCTATATATACATCAAATTTCCCATCTCTTCCTTTTTCCAAAACACCTTCAGCCACAAGCTGATTTATTCTTCTTTCTGTTAGATCGAGTGCATTTGCAAGCTCTTTTGTTGTGACAAACAATGCCAACCTCTTCACCCCCTTGAGAAGGAAATCCGAAAAAATGTTCGTAACTGGGAAGCTTTTGGGGTCGCGCCGTGCCGCAGCGTTTCAATTTTCCAGAAGGACCCATCAAACGAGCTTGATTATATCAACTTCTCCTCCTACCACTGCCTCTAAGCTTACATAGAGCTTATCAGGCACATAACCATGTGTCCCACACATACTTGAATTATCATATCTTACAACAATAAAGCACAATCTATTAGTATCAAAAGATAAAAACAAAGCATTAAATTCTTCTTTTTTATCTTTGTTTTTTATTATCTTATAAGCATCTCCAACCTTAAAATATTCTTTATTAAAGGCTGGTACTTGAATTATCATTTTACTATTCATAACTTCGTCTCCTCTCTTTAGGCTATAAAAAGATAAAAAACAAGAGCCATAAGGCTCTTGTAAAGCAATAGGGGAGATCGCTGCAACATATTACATTTATCCACAATATTATTTTAACATATTAAAAGTGGACATAGGTGGACATCTTTTTTATAATGTTTGACAATCATCGTTTTCAGCTGCCACAATATAAACATTGCATCCGCATTTACAACTTAATAATCCTGTTCCTATTATATCTATCATTTCCGTTCACTCTCCATTCTTTCGATAAAGTTCTTATATTTCCGCCTGCACTGCCTTGGTGAGTACCCTATTTTTGTCCCTATTTGCTCCCATGTTAATCCATTTATATGCTTTAAGGTCAATATCATACGCAACATTGGATCTTCAATAGTTTCTATAAAGCTAGTAATCTTATCCCTTTCATCCATAAGCTCATTTAGTTTTTTTTCAAGTTTTTTATTTAACCTGTCAAGCTTAGCATAATAAGAATCAAAGTCGTATCCTTTAACTGTAAATGAACGCTTGGTATAAGGGAAAACTGAGTCTGAACCAACAACTTTATCATGACAAAACGGAATATCAATGCTGCTTATCTGCATTTTTATTACGTTTATTTCTTTTTGCAAATTTTGCAATTTATCAAGTTCTTCTCGAGTCATCTTTACTCACCTCACTAAAATATCAGGTCCAAAATTTTTATCCGTCATAGCCTTCAATGCCTTTATTTTTCTGTGTTATAGGTTATTTATTTTTCTTTTTATGACGGATAATGACGGATAAAAGTAAAATTTATATATAGAGTAAAGTATATAGAAAAGTTTGAGGTTATCCGTCATTAGCCATCATGTAATTTTTTTACATCATTTTTCTTGTATACTCGTCCAAATCATCGTCATCAAGTGTACTTTGATAATTACTATTCTTCTTTCCTGGCCAGTATGTTGTTTCAGATTTCTTATTTGGGATTAACCTAAGCCCTCGCCATATAGCACCATGCATGGTCCTGCGTTTTTCAAAACCTTGCAATTCCAACTGTAATGCAAAATCTCTGTTTCGTCTTATATAACTTTCATTATTCTGTATGCACCATTCCTTATATGCCTCAAATAACTTTCCTCCGGACTCTTCATATTCTCCAATCTCGCAACATTCTTGAAGAAAATTATTTAACCAGTCCTCAGCATTTCTATATTGTTCTGTAGCATCTTTAACTACTGATGGTTGAACAATATTGCATCCATTGGCTATGTATTTACGCGCACCCTCAACTATCCAACCGAGAATTGCATCGGCATCCTCGGCAAATAAAACACTCGCAAAATCCTTGACTTCCCTTTTGCCGTCAAATTTCGCTTTGAATGGCACCACCGCAATACGTCTCCAGGTGCCTGCATCTGTGCTTGATACTTTTGGTAGGAAGTTTGTGGCCATAATCAATGTGTGGCTAGGTATGAATGTTCTCTCATTCTGGTACAACGGACGCTCAGTAATCGGATCAGCTGATGCTAATTTTTTTAACATAGCACTAGACAACCTACGGCCTTCTTCTATTTCCATAGCAGTTACAAAACGCTTTCCTTCTACTGACACACCGCCAGTAATTTGTCGGCCATCTTTCTGACTCATGAGGACCTCTGGATTAATAGAGCAAGCATAGTCTCCGAACACTCTTGATATTAGGTTTAAGAAAGTTGATTTTCCGTTTCTACCGCTACCATAAAAAATACACATTCCCTCATAAAAAACTTTTCCTACAGCTGCCATACCACATATTTGTTGAAAATAATTAGCCAGCTCATCATCTCCACAAGTAATATCTTTAAGAAACTGGTCAAACTTTTTAAATCTTTTTTCAGGTTCATAATTAGCATTAGTAATTTTGGTCATATAATAATCTTGCTTATGTGGGTGAAGTTCTCCAGTTCTGAGGTCTACTACACCATTTTGGCAATTCAACAGATACGGATCTTTATCAAGTTGTTGTATTGTAATCGGTAAATCGGATTTTGCTAATTCTATCATTGCTTTTATACTTCTTTCAGATTTTGCTTTAATTGTGTCCCTAAATATTTGTTTGGCTCTTTTTACTTCTTCTTCACCTTTTGCACTAGATATGTTTTTTGCAGCATTAAAAATCATTAAATCAACAGTTTCTTTGGCCATTTGCATAACTTGCAGTGTTCTATCACTTTCCCAATACTTTCCGTTCCATACCAGCCAAGACCTCATATCTCCACACCAACGAAGTATATCTTTATACTTTTGCGAAAAAATTTTGCTTCTGCCTAAATCACTAGTTGTATCTTGCGTTTCTATTTCTGAGTCAGTCGGTACATTAGTTGTTGCACACAGCTGATCATATCCTAAATCGATATCTAGTGGGTCCATTGATTTTCTGGATGCAGAATAAACCTCTGAACATGATGCAATCGCTTCTCTTAAAGTCTTTTCGCCATAAGTGTATTCACCGCGCTTTTCGTCCCATTTGTCACGATACATTCCAGACTTTCTGAAAATTCGGTCCATCATTGTATAATCGCGATTGCACCAAAAGGCTAACATATTGCAAAAAGCCATATCAGCCTCAGACTGACTTTTATAAAACCCTTTCCAGTTACCGGCATAGAGTTGAGAGAAAAGGTTGCCGTTTTTTGCACTCATAGCTTTTTGGAGTATTTTATCTTCATCCAAATTAAGCACAGTTTCAACATAATTAGCAGTCTTGGCTCTCTTTGTATCACTCAAGTATTTCCTATGTACAACTGCCAGCTCTTCTGTACGGTCCTCAATATCCGTATGAGCATCATCAATAACATTCCCGGTCATTATGAAGAAACGGCCAGTTTCATACATCTCAACTTGTCCTTTTCTTCTTTTACCGTCTGGGAGTTTTCCGTTGCAAATAATATGAATACCTTTACCACTTTGGCTAATTTCTGTATAGCTGTCAATTGTATTGATAATATCTTTTGCAAAATCTTCAATTTCTCCAGTTACCGGATTCCGACAATTGTCTATATCGACTCCCACAATACCATCGCCGTTGAACATGAAGCCAATCCCCTTAACATCCTTGCGTTCAATGGCATCATAAAAAGTTCCCCAGGTAGCAGGGTTGTTACTCATAGCCCTGCCACCAGTAAGTGGATTTATTGGTACTTTTGTCTTTTGCCCATTTCGTTCTTCGATTCGCCAGCAAACCCATCTATCTAATTTTTTAAGCTCTTCAGGAATTTTTTCAAAAGTCATTTCATACACCGCCTAAAAAGGTAAGTCCAAATTTTCAACAATATATTTTTCAGGAATTCCTGCTTTTAGCATGATATCTAAAGTTTTATACAATCCTTCTAATATCCAATACATTTGTGAGAAATATTCTAACTTTTGATTGCGTACTTCATCGTTTGGTGCTGGATCATCAAACCAATCAATCATTTTTCTGCAGTTATGAAACTCTTTTGCAAAGTCTGCAATCAGCTTATTTTTACTTTGTTCGTCCATTTTGTATATGTACGACCCTTTATTATTGACTAATTCAAACATATATGCCCTCCTTACATCCAAGGTGGAACATCAGCTGGTTTAGATGGTTGCTGCGGAGGTGTAGATGATTGTTGAGTTTGTGGTATTTCGGTGTTTTCTTTCTTTTTGTCGTCTGCAAAGTACCAATTTTCGGATATAACCTCAGTTACATAACGTTTTACACCATTGTCATCATCCCAGGTTCTTGTTTGAATTCGGCCAACTACACAAATTCGTCTGCCTTTTTCAAGATACTTTGCAGCTGCTTCACCTTTGTTCTGCCAAACCACTATCGGAATAAAATCAGCTTGTTTTTCCTGCCCTTCAGGTGTATATTCCCTATCAACTGCTAGTGTAAATGTGCAAACTGGAATATTATTTTGTGTATATCTCAATTCTGGATCCCTTGTTAACCTTCCCATTAAAATCGCTTTATTCATGATTTTTTCCTCCTCAAATTCTTATTTTTTATTGTTCCTGTGTAAATGGTAAATCAATCATTTCCGGTTTATTCTGATGTGTCCACATTGCACCTAACAAGTTCCACATTACTGCTCTATCATGTGGTTCATCTATGTCTCCACGCTTATATTTCAAGTAATGACGTATAGCACTATCAATAAAGCAGTGTAATGGTATGCCTTTTTCCCAATTACGCTCTTCATACTTCAAAGCACCTTCTTCATATTGCTTTGAAGTCTCTAATAATGCAGTGTGAATATCTTTCCATTCTGAATGTAAGCCAGTAAAATGCCAAATAGCAGCCTCAAGACTATCAATTTCTCCGCATCTTATGTAGTCATTTATCCTGTCTAATACATCATCATCTAAAATACGAGAGATAATATCAAGTGGCAATAAATCGCATCTTCCTTTTCCTTGAGATATATCCCGGACAGCTCCAGTATTAAATTCTCTCCGCACTCCACTATCTTTTATCATTTTCAACAACCTCCAATATCGAAGATACTTATTTGAACTCTTTTTGTTGTACAGGACGTTCATCTGGTAATGTCATTTGATCTAACTTTATGAAGTATTTTAGATTACCTTCAAACTTTGACACTGTTCTCCGTCCACCGTGTTGATACCATATTCCTTCTCCATCTCCACAAGATTGAATATTGCGAGATATAATATCTGGTAATCTGTTTTTTTCGAAAAGAGTATCACATGGCTCAACATATAGATTGCATTTTGTAATAGGTCCATTAGGTGGAGGAATAGGGAATTCTTTTTCCCAGGGAACAAATTTTTTCTCTACCTTTTGTAAGGGGGCTGATATTACCAAACCTTCATTTGTTATTTCATAAATTTTGCAGTTAAAGTACCACTCAATATTTGTCAAGTCGTATCTAAGAGCATATACCTCTTGTCCTGCTTCTAGGATATAACCATATTCGCCTTTTTCTATTTCTGGAATATTGCAATAGCCTGATAAACCTTTCCCTGGTCTATCCCGGTAATATAGTTTTAGCCTATCTCTACTGATAATCATCTAAAGCCTCACTTTCTGACCTTTGGCCCACCAATAATTTCACATCCTAACTTTCTGTAAACTCTAACTCTGTCATAAGCCCAGTATTTTAAACAACCTACTCCTTTGTCCCATAAATCGTAAACTTTAGCTGGCCGTTTCCCGGGCCAAGGTCTCATAATTCTACCGACTGACTGTTGTATCGATGTTTTATCTTTCTTTGGAGTTGCAAATACTAATTTGTTGAGTCTTGGGATATCTAATCCCAACTTTGCCAATTGATATGTAGCAAATAAATATTGATACCTTCCTGCCCTCATGTCGGCCATTATTTTTTCACGTTGTTTCTTTGGTGTATTACCGTTGATATAGGCAGCTTTTCGGCCAAGTCCTTCAACAAATAATTTCATTTCCTCAAGATGATCCAAACTGTCAGCTAATACTATACAGTAATCTCCTTCTTCTATATCATGCTGAAGTACATTGTTAAGCAACTTTTGTCGGTTCTTATCTGACCTCATGTCCTGGAATAGTTTTTGTACATTTATTGTTTCAACTTCGCCATATTCGTTAACTTCTGGTATATAGCTGAAATCAGTAAGAATGAATTCAACTTCCGGCACTACAACATTTCCTGCATTGTTCAGTTCTTCTTGAGTAATTTCGTATACTTTCGGACCTATTACATGAAACATTGTTTCAATAAGTCCATCGCTTCGATATTCACTGGCCGTCAGTCCAAACCTGTAGTAGGCAGGAAACTGAGATATAACTGATTCAAACAAGCGACTTTTTGCATGGTCCTTAAATACCAAGTGACATTCATCTATCACGATGCAACCAAACTTGTTAACCAATTCTGATAAGTCACGCTTTGCAAGAGTTTGAACTGTAGCAAATGTAATGTGGGTACCGATGCTGTAATTTTGCCCCTGAATAACTCCAATTTGCTTTCCTGAAAGGCCAAAACATTCTTCAGCTCTTTGCTTGCTCTGGTTAAGTAAATCTAATGTATGTGTCAACCATAAAGCTGGTTGTTTGAGCTCTGCAATAACAGATAGTCCCGTATGCGTTTTTCCTGCTCCGCATGGCATCATAATTACTCCTTGTTGCCAGTCAGCTGCTTTTTTTAATGCCGGGAATTGATAGTCTCTTAATTGCGGAACTTTTGGAAAATTTATTTCAGGTAATTTGATTCTCTTGTCTTCAACCTGGTCCCAAGTTAGTCCGTACTGCCATAATTTATAGAAATATCCTCTTGGCAAAATTAATTCTCCGTTTTCTTCTTTCCAAAGTTCTATTTTTTCGGGCACTCCCCACAAAGGAAGGCCCATTCTTACTTTTTTTATGAATTCCGGATTTTTAATTGTTAAGTCTTTTTTTATTGATCTAATTATTTCTAAATTCGCTTTTAACTTAATAAAACTTCCCATTTCAACCCACATGACGATCCCCTGCAATCTCCTTAAATTCTTGAAGGTCTTTAATCAATTCATCTATTTCGTTCCGTGCGAAACAAATTTTCGTTCCACCGTCACAAATGAATAAGAAGTCATTTAATATTTTGTATTTAATGCGTTCTAATGTCCGGGATTTAAATTCAGACAGTATTAATCTAGTTTTTGATTCATTTTCTTTGGTTTGCTCTTTGATTTCCTTTTCTGACGTATCTGTTGTTTGAATCGATTCTGCTGTACTCTTTTTAACTTCTTCATGATTCAACATCTCCCGGATCTTCCTATGTTGTATTAAGTTATATACTTGCTTTTGCGACAAACCGAGATGTTCACCTATTGTCTTGCACGCTGTCCATGTTGTACCATGTTCTTTACATAATTCAATTACTTCTTCAGTAGTTATATTTAATTTTTTCATATAACTATCAACCCCCGTACTAAATTTTGAATTTTGCTTTTCAACTGGTGGCCCATACTTTTTTATTTCTTCTTCAGTCATGGGCCTCGTAATTACTTCACCAAATGCCTTGTCAACTTTATTGAGTATCTTCCATTCATTTGGTTGCAGAATGCTCATATTCACACCCCACCTTTTTTCATCCAGCTCATATCCCAACCGCCAGGAATCTTTTTAAGCTCCGGAAAATTTAGCATTTTTATACTCCCCCTAACACCCGAACAAACTGCATCTCTAACATCTACCCATCTAATTAAAAATGCCCTTTCAAACTCTTCTGTTTTCCAAATACCTATAATGTAGGCATAATCTTCGCCGACCAGTTCTACAAATCTATTGAGGCCTTTTCTTTCGTTAGGTGTAATGGATTTTTCGTTGTAAGCAATTGTGGGATTTTTTCGTACTTTTATTTCTAGTGCATAACCTCCATGCGGAGGTATAACCAGTTTGTCAAATACGGTACCGAAGCCAGCATTTATAAGTTTATGGTTCCAAAGTTTTGCCTTTCGGAGAGAGTCTGTAATAAGACTCTCTCCTTTTTCTCCCCTGGCCTGTTTATCCTTTTGGGTATATTTCATCGTCTCATCTCCACAACCTTATTTCCCTGGCTGTCGAACATGCTAACCTGTTCGATCTTATTGATCTTCAATTCCCCATCTTCATCTTTTTCAAGGAAAAACTCTTCATAATTACGGCCTTCAACTTTAAATTTTTTAGCTTTTATTACACGTTCGATTTTCCAGCTTGCATCAATTTTTTGTTTT